CGTACTGAACGCCGCCGACGTCGTGAGAGTGCCCTTCGTGCCCGCCATGTTCTAGTCTCCGAGAGAGGTATCCGAACCGATGACCGCCATACGCCCCGAATGATAGACCGTCACGGTTCGCCGCCGTCGACGACCGTCGCCGGAGCCGTCGTCGGAGATCCGCCGTCGATGAAGAACGTCTCCTCCGACCACGTCGCCGACCACGGTTCGACCGTCGACTTCGCAAAGACCTCGCCGACGACCTCGTCCTCGACGTCCCCGCCGACGACCTCGTCGTCGATCGGTCTCGCGCCGTGTCCGAGGAAGAGGAGATCGGGAACCACGTCGGGACCCGCCGCGACTCCGAGGTTCCAATACCCCGAGACGATCGCCGAGGTATCTCCGGCATCCGGACCGGGACCGCCGCCGCCTCCGTCGTCCTCGTCGAGGATGACCGGACCGTAGACCCACGCCGGAGGAGTGTCGGGATCGACCGGAGGAACAATCGACGAGTCTGTCCCCGGTAGCATCTCGACGTCGAACGAGACGCGCCACCATTCGCCGCCCGCGCCGCGCGGTGCCTGAGGTCGATACGCCGGAGGACCGAGGAACCGGAAGTCCGCGACCGCTCCCGTCCGCGGGAGTTCCCACGCGAACGAGAGGGAGCCGCCCTTCGTCGTCGTGAGGAAGAACGCGTCGAACGTCGAGAGTTCGGTCCGCGTGAAGTCGAGCCCGATCGTGAAGGTCCGCCGGTCGCCGGTGAAACGACGCCGGATCTTCGCCGGTCCGACGTCGACCTCCGATCTCGCGACGACGTCGGGAGTTCGTTCTTCGAGGTCCGCGACCCGCGCCGCTCGCGTCAGTCCGGGAGGCCAAACGGTGTCCGCACTCATCGTTGTGTCCCCTTCCGGTTTAGACCGTACGCCCCGGACAGGACTCGATCGTACTCGCCTTCCCCGATGCCGCGCCGGACCTCGTCTCGGATGACGACCCGGAGGAACTTCTTCCCGTCTCCGCCCGTCCCCTCCGTGACCTCGGGACGTTCGCCGCCTTTCCGCTGGTCGATAATCTGGACGACGGTCTCGCCGCCGATCGCCTTCACGCCGAGTTCGCCGCCGATCTTCCGGAGAGGAGCGAACCCGACCTCGGGTCCCGCCTCGCCCGCGACCCCGACCTTCTTCGAGAACGGGAACGCCATCGGACCGTCGAGGACGCCGGACGCCACGCCGCCCGACGCGAACCCGAATACGCCGCCCTTCGCCGCGTAGGTCGGAGTCGACGGTCCCGCGAAGTCCGGGATCTGCGTTCCGGTCCCGCCGGATCCCGTCGTCGCCGAGGGACTGCCGAAGTATCCGCCGAACGACTGGACGATCGCCCGCATGAAGAGGAACTGTAGAACCATCTGAGCGATCGACGTCGCGACGTCGGTCAGGACGCCGAGCGCGACCTTCCCGAAGTTCCGGAAGGACGCCTCGCCCTTCGCGATCGCCGACGCGAGCCCCTCCGAGATCCCGCGGGCCATCGAGCCGAAGACGTTCCGACCGAGGGTCGCGAAGTCGTTCGCCTCGTCTCGGAGACTTTTCCATTCCTGCTTCATCCCCGCGAAGAACTCCGACCACGTCGTCGCGATCGCGTTCGCCGACGCGCCGACCTTCTTCACGGACTCGGAATATCCCTCCGCCTCTGCTCGCGCGTCCCGGTACTTGTTTCCGAGCGCGTCGATCGTCGCGACCGCGCCGCCGAAGAACGCCCAATGAACCGCGCGAGTCTCTTCGAGTTGCGCCGAGTAGCCTTCGAGTTTCTTCCCCGCCTCCTCCCACGACATCCCGAGACCGATCCCGACGTCCTTCAGGACGACGCCGAGTTCGGCGAGCATCGAGCCGATGCCCCGGAGGAGATCCGCGAACATCCCGCCGACCTTCTCCGCCGACCTTCCGAGCAAATCGCCCAGTCGACCGAACGCGTCCGAGAGGAGGATCTTCACGAACTCCCAGACGTGAGCGACGAAGAGCGAGATCCGCGTCGAGACCTCCGTCCACAACGCGCCGAAGAACGTCGAGAGCAGACGACGAACCGCCGCGAACGCGACATTCAAGTCGGGTTCGTTCCGCGACTTGAAAATATCCCGCTCCTCGAACCCCGCGACGATGACCGACGCGAGGTTCGCGCCGAACTCGCCGACCCTCGCGAGACTGAGCGCGGCCCGGTTCGCGAGGTCCTCCAGAGCCGGAGCGAGTTCGACCATAATCCGCGCACGGAGGCCGAGCCACGACTCGCCGATTCGACCGATCGCGTCGTTATATGCCTTCAGCCGGTCGAACTGCCGCTCCGAGAAGACGACGCCGAGGTCGGTCGCGCGCTGAGTCTGCCGCGCGAGTTCCTCCATGAAGCCGCCGGAATCTTCGAGCCATTGGACGAACTGGTTCCCGCCCTCGCGACCGAAGATCGCCTCCGAGAGAGAGAGCCGTTCGCCCTCGTCGGAGATCCCCTCGAACGCCGCCGCGATATCCGGGAGGAGTTCACTCATTCCGCGGACGTCGCCGTTCGCGTCTCGAACTTGGATCCCGAGACTCCGGACCGCCTCCGCCGCCGGACCCGCGCCGGTTCGCGCGAAGGTGCCGATGTTCTTCGACGCCTTGCCGACCATCTTCGAGAGAGTGTCGAACTCGACGCCGGATTCGCCCGCCGCGAACCTGAGGACCGAGAGTTCCTCGATCGAGAGGCCGACGATCTTCGCCTTCTTCCCGAGGTTGTCGACCGCCTCGGACGCCTCTTGGAACGACCCGGCGAGTTTCGCCCCGCCGACGATCGCCGCGAGACCCGTTAGAAGACCCTGAACGGAGAGGAGCGCGTTCTTCAATGCGCCGAACGCTCCGCCCATCCGCGTGATCGCGCCCGTCGCGATGCCGCCCACGCGACTGCTCGCGACCCCGAACTTTTCGATGACGCCCTGTGCCGCCTTGAACGACGTCTCGAACTTGCCGGTGATCGCGACGAGGTCGATCCGAAGGGAGCCGAGACTCCGACTCATGCGCCGACCTCCCCGATCGCGCCGAGAGTCGCCGCGACCGCGCGGATCTTCGTCGCGAGTTCATCCGACGTTCGACGTCGTGACGCGCGAGGGAGATCGGGAAAGACGTCCGCAGGTTCCATCGGTTCGTCGCCTTGTTTCCGGAAGAGGTTGCCGATCGTGCAGACGATCGTAGCGAACCGGTAGTCCTCTCTCTGATTCCTCGCGTTCCACGCCATCCAATAGGACGCGAGGTCTCTCGGATCCGTCGCGTCGAACTCCTCGACCGTCATCGAGAGTTCGACCCGCGCCCACGCTTTTAGGTCGAAGAGCGAGAGACCTCTTCGACTGGAATAGGGTTTCCCGCCTCCGCCTTCGCGATCGCCGAACCCGCGGAGGAGACGCCCTCCGCCCACTTCTCCGCGACGAGTTCGAGGATCGAGACGAACTCGCCGGGAGGAATCCTCTCGGAGAGGAGTTCCTCCGTCATGCCCGGTACTACGGACTTGACCGCGCCGAGAACGATCCGAAGACCGAGGTCGAAGATCGGTGCCTTCTTCGGGTCCGCGAACTTCTCCGCGAACTCCATCGAGGAGAGACCGGACTCGCGCTCGATCATCGCGAGGGTGCGCGGGCCGAATGAAACGACGACGGTCCCGTTCGCGAGAGGGATCTCGCATCGGGGCCAAAGGGAAGCCATCGGAACCTCCTCGCCTTAGGCGATCGTGATCTTTCCGTTCGGGGCGAGGGTCACGTTCTGCGTCATCTTCCCGTCGTGAGGGAACGCCGGTCCGATCTGAGAGACGAACGCCGCGAACGAGACCACGCGCGAGGAGCCGGGGATCGTGATCTGGAAGTTCCGGAGGGTCCGGTTCATGACGTCGTTTCGGAGGTTCGTCTGAGTCGTGTCGCCCGGGAGGTAGTTCAGTTCGAGCGAGATGTCCGACGATTCGAGAAGAGTCGGAATCCGCTCCATGTGCTGATCCGGGGACTCCATGTGAGTCGCGTCGGCGAGGTTCATCCTCGTCTCGACCGCCCCGATGTTGACGACCTCCGCGACGGTCGTAAAGACCTCCGGAGAGCCGCCGTCCCCGCGCTTCAGGAGCGCGCCGAATCCAGACCGTGCCGCAGTCGCCGCCATGTTTCAGTCTCCAATAGTCGCCATCCGAGAGAGAGAACTCGAACCCGTCCCCCAATGCTACGCCGCCTCACCGACTTAGATCGTCGCCGCGAGACGGAAGACCTCGTCGATATCCGCGGACGTCAGGGAGAGACTCGCCGCGACCGCCGCGACGAGGGGATGGTCTCGACGGATCGAGACCGAATACGTCCAGAGTGTCCGCGCGTCCTCCCGCTCGTCGAGGTCGGGGATCGAGTCGATGACCGAGTCGACCACGAAGTCGAGTTGAGAGTTCGGGACGCCGTGACGACGACGGAGCGCGATCCGGATCGTCGCCGGGGACGCCGCGTCGGGAACGGGAATCGCCACGTCGGGGAGTTCGACCTCTTCGACGACGTTGTTGTTCGGTTTGCTCGAATCAAATCCGCCGGGACCGTAAATCGTTTCTTTCATATTCAACGCCTTAGAAGGACGCGAAAGGACGTCGATCGCAATGTTCCGTAGGTCGTCCACGTCGCCGGGAGACCGCCCGTTATTCCGCTGAGTTCCCAAATGTTCCCATGCCAAAATGGGAAAGAAGTGTGTGCGTAAGTGTGAACTCCGACCTCCGCGAGGAGATTGCATTGTGCGGTTTGCGAGACCGCCGTAAGGAAGTATTTTCCAGCCGTCAGAGATTGCGAGATCGTGATCGTCTTCACGCCGGTAGTCGTCGAGGAGATCGTCCCCGCGTCGAGGACGAGATTCACGGGTTTCCCGGAAGAGTCCGCGTCGTAGATGCCGAGACGAACGACCGCGCCGGTTGCGCCCGCCGCGTCGACGTATGTTGAAATTCCGGTGTACGTCTGAGTCTCCGGAATGAAGATCGGTCGGCATCTCATAAATCCGGTTCCGGTCGCAAGCGACACGTACTCCGATCCGACCGGACCCCAGAGCCATTCGTTTGACGCCGGTTTGACGATCGGAACGTAGTTGAATCCGGTCGGACCGGTCGCCCCGGTCGGACCGGTCGCCCCGGTCGGACCCGTCGCCCCGGTCGGACCGGTCGGACCGGTCGCCCCGGTCGCGCCGGTCGAGCCCGCCGGACCAGTCGCCCCCGCCGGACCCGTCGCCCCGGTCGCGCCTGCCGCCCCGGTCGGACCCGTCGCGCCTGCCGGACCGGTCGCCCCGGTCGGACCCGCCGGACCGGTCGAGCCCGCGATTCCGTAGGTGAGGGAGTTCCACGCCGTCACGCCGTCGCCGAACTTGTTCCGCTTTGTGTCCGTCTCGTATCCCATCTCGCCGGGAGCGAGGACCGGGTTCGAGGACGTCCACTCCGCCGCCGTGCCCCGCCGAATCTGGATGGTCGCCTGAATGGACATAGTCGTTTAGACTCCGGGAGGAAGTTCATCGTACGAGACGAGGACGTCGAAGAGCGTACCGTACGCCCGGAGTTCTTCGTCGTAGTCGTCGCGATCGTCGGTCGCGAGGACCGACTGAACATCGAAGGACCTCGCGTCGATCGTGACCACGCCGACGCGCCCGTCGATCGCGAGCCGGATCTCCTCGTCGACGTCCTTCGCCTCGATGTACGTCTTCGCCCACGTCCGGATTTGCACCCGCGCGACCACGAACCCCGACGACCTCGCCGTATGCGAATGTGATCGGTCGGTCGATATCCGTTCGAGGACGACGATCGGGAACGTCGCGACGTCCTGAGGAGCGACGACCGGGAAGACCCGATCGTCCGCCCCGGTCGACGCCTCGACGATCCACGCCCGAAGGACCTTCTCGATCATCGCCTCGCCCTCCTTGCCGCGCGTTGCGCCTCGACGTCGATCCCTTCCCGCATCTTCCGCGCCGTGACCTCGATTACCGCGTCGAGTTGAGTGTCCATCGCCGGACGTAGGAACGGGGACGCCGCGACCTTCGCCGTCCCGAACTCGACGAGGTGAGCGTATCGACGGGGACTCTTTCCCCCGCGACGACCGCGGACGAACTTCTTTCGCGCCACGCCCACGGACGCCGAGATCGCGCCCGTCTGGTCCGTCCGGTTCGTCTTCGCGACGATTGACGCCCGGAGCGCGCCGGTATCGACCGGGACCTTCGCCTTCGCGACGTCCCGGATCTTCGTCGCGCCCGCGTAGACCGACCGCCGGACGACGTTCTTCACGACGCCCCGCGGGAGTTCTTGAAGCGCGCGACTAACCTCCCGGAAGTTGAGCAGGATCTTGTCGTTTATCGAAGGCATTTCAAGCCGTCCCGGACTTGACGTCCCGCGCGTAGGTCGTGAGCCGGAGACCGTCTCGACGTCCGATCTCCGCGACGTCCTCGACCTCGTAGACCGCGCCATCGTAGACGACCCGCCATCGGGGACCGATGTTCGGTCGATATCGGATTTCGAAGACCGTCGCCTGCTTCGCGCTGTGGTGATCGGAGGGGAGGAACTCCTCGCGACCGGTCGTCGGAACGAACCTCGCGAAGACGACCGCGTCCTCGACGTACCCCGCGACCCGCTCGCCGAACGAGTTCGACCCGGTCGTCGGACGTTGGAGCCGGATCCGCCGGTCGAGTTGTCCCGCCTTCGTCGCCATCACTTGAACTCGAAGAGCCGGTAGGGGGAGAGGAGGAACTCGACCGTCTGGGGAATCTTCGTCGCGATCGTCCCGGTAACGACCGACTCCCGGTTCGCGTACGCCGTCCCGACGAGTTGACGGATCGCCGTCCGAATCGGTTCAGGGACCGCGGAGCCGGACGCGCCGTAGCCGACTTCCGCCGTATATCGGACCGAGTTCGGTTCGCCTCGCGCCTCGCCCCACGTCGCGCCGTAGGCCGGAAGGATTCGACCTCGACCGGGGTTCTCGCCGCCGGGAACCTCGACCGTATACGTCGAGTTGTGTACCTCTTTCCATTCGCCCGTATCGTACGTCTTGAACTCGAACGCCGAGATCGAGACGAGAGGGGAGAGAGGGACGACGATCGCCTCGCCATCGCCGGGGAACTCGTCGAGGTAGATCCTCCACGTCTGCGAGATCAGAGCCCGCCGAAGGTACTGCTCGACCCACGACGTCGCCGCCGAGACGTACGCCGAGATCAGCGAGTCCTCGTCGGGGATCTCGACGCGGAGATGCGACTTCGCCTCCGCGAGAGAGATCGGAGTCGTCGCCGGTCCGGACGTCTGCGTGAGGTAGGCCAAAGAGACGCCGAGGTCGTTCGACCTCGACGTCCCGGAGGGGGATGCGCTGGATGTTACGGGGTTCCGGTCGTCGAGCCGACGATGACCGTCGTGCCCTGAACCGTCGCGCCCTGCGTGACCGGTGCCTTTCGCGCGTCGGAGCGAATCGCGACCACGCCGTCGATGACCGCGTTTGCCGTGCCGCGGTCGATCGTGCAACGAACGTAACGAAGAGTCGGACGCACGGTCTCCGTGATCGCGACCTTGTTCGACGCCGAGTCGGGGATCGTGACCTTCGAGCCCGCGACCGTGTTCCAGTTCGAGTTATCCGAAC